AAACTAGCTGAGAAAGTGATATTATCCTCCATTGGAGCTGTCTTCTCAAGACTTGTGATGAAAGCTTTACCATGATAGTAAGTGTCTCCAGTGACTCCAGTGCCTATCTCTACATAGACAGCAGTCCTAGTCTTTAACATATTTAAAAGCTCATTATAGTTCTTAAGAGCATTTCCATCAGCATCCTTGACAGCATAAAGCCCCTCAACAGAAAGACTCCATGACATTTGAGCTTCTAATAGTTCTCTAAAACCAGATGAGCCTTTGTTTGAGATGTCTCTAGTGTCCATTGATATGCTCAAAGAAGCACTTGTTGACAAAGCCAAAGCATCATTTGTTGTGTGGTCTGTACCATATTTAAATATCATGATAGTTCCATTCATTACATTATTTGTTGCCATTTTCTTTTATTTTTTTATTTGTTACTAATTTTTTTTCTTTTTTATCGTTTGATTCTAAATATCCCTTTTCCTCTAAATTCTTTTCAACTGTTTCTGTAATTGTTATCATTGACCCTTTTTTCATGATTTCAAAACCATAATCAAGGTCTTTTTTTAATATTCTTTTTTTGTGCATAATTTATTGATATTGTGGCTTGAATCTACATGAAAAAACCAATGAAACTTGATAAAAACCTTTAGTGTTAACAGTCTCATTGAATTCAAATAGAGTCTCCATGTTAATAAAATCCATTGATTGAACTTCTATCCCTCCAAAAGTACCTGACAGCCTATCGTAAACACCTCTCACATACTCAGCGAGATTTGCACTTCCGATTGCTGTTCTAGAATAGCAATTGAATTGGACATCAGCAGTGTCAAGAAAAGATTTTCCAGTTGTATTTCCTGGAAATCCTTTTGTTGAATTTGGCTCAGTGTTCAATCTATAAAAAACAATGTAATCTCTATCAGTTGGTCCATCGACACTTGGATTGGAATTGTTAATTCCAAAAGTGAAATCAACATTTGCAAACCTAGCTTCCCCACTGGCTCTAGATATGATTGCTTTTTCTATCATTTTAATTCTAATTTATTTTTTTTTGCAGTTTTCTTTGTAAGTATTTTCAAATTGTTCTCCATCAATTTTCCAGCTTGACCTCCTTTATTTCTTAAAGCTGTTCCAACAAAAGGTTGAGCCTTTACAGTGTCAGTTCCAAATTGCACAAAGTGCATAAACCAACCCCCTTTCTCTGGCTTTGTCCAGACTCCAAATTTATATTTTGGACCGATAAGAAAATAAGGAGATTGCCTCCCAGCTTTTGTTTGATAAGGAGCAATTGATTTTTTTAATTGTCCTGGCTTTATTTTAACATAGATTTTTCCCATCCCTTTGGGAGCTTTTAGTTTTCCACTTAGCTTGGGAGTTCTATATACGTTGAAAGATTGAGCTCCTTTTAATTTTGGAGCAATCGATTTCATCTCTTTGGAAATGATTTGAGCTGAGGGCTTAAGCACCTCTTTTGAGATTTGTCTTTTATTTTTTCGCATATCAGCCCCCAAGTTCATCAAACTTAATTCAATTTGCCTTTGCATCTTCTTATCAAAATCTACTGTTATCATTTTTGTGGGAGCCCTCTGGATTCTAGTTTAGTGATTATTTTTTTGAATGTGTTTCTACCTGGCATGATTTGAGTTCCTACTATTGTATAATATTGTGTATTAGCATCAACAGTGTCATCAGTGAGGGGATAAGCAATACGATAGTTGTCTCCAGAATTAATTTTCATTGCATTGTCACTGACATTCCTTATGATAAAATTCACAGTCTGAGTTGCAAATGTTTTGTCCTCAGTTTCTTTCAAGCTTGTGTTTGTCCATTCAATATTTGCAAAAAAGAAATCCCAGTTTGAAAAGTTTTGAATAAAACCTCCCATTGCATCTAGGTCAGCAGTGTCCATCCTTTGAACTAAAATTCTTCTATCTAAAGAGCCAATTGTTATCATATCCCAACAAATTCAGAAAGACCAAATGTTTGGACTTTGTGTTTATCTAAAAGAAACTTGACTGTCATAGGTATTTGAGAGACACTTCTCCCAACAATGACTGGCTGTCTATTTTCATAAAATTGACCTATCAAAATATAACAAGCTTGTTTCAATATTTTGGGAGTTAAAGCTGTTTGAGAATCTAACAATCCAGCTTTGTAAGTGATTTCAATTGGAAATATTCTGTCAGCTAAATCTGGAAAATCATCAACTGAATTGTCTGATGGATAGATTCTTGGAGGTCTAGAATTTTTGTCAACATCATAATTTGATGAAGCCCAAGTCTGTTGGATATTATTGGTATCAAAATATTTTATTGATGAAACTGTTAGACTGTCAACATGAATGATTGGACCCCTCAACAAATTAAATGTCTCATCCCAAGTGTCACATTGTTGGACTAATACTTGCTCATAAATTGCTATGTTGCAATATTCCTCAATGAGCTCTTGAGCCAAATCAATAAGGTCATTAATGTAATTATCATCATTAGCAAAGTCAACTCTGAGATGAGTTTTTGCCTCAGCTAATGTCACTAATTTGAGCACCGATGGGGTCGAAATTTTCAAGCTTCTAGCCATTTTTTTATCTTTTTTTAATTTTTAAATTTTATTTTCTCCATATCTAGTAAAACGAAGTTCATAAGTTTTTGATATCAACATACCTCAAAGCAGTGAAAGTCGCTTAAATCGCTTAAAAATAGTCTTAAAACGAATTCGTTGTTTTTGCTGTATTAGCTAAAATTGGAGGGGAAATGAAACAAAAAATTGCTCATTTTCCCCATCAATTTTTATCCAAATTTCAATCTCCAAATTAAGAGATGAACTGAGTTTGGAATGAAGTTGCTCTTCTAAATATAACATCCCAGAAAGACAAAACAACTAATCTGACCTCGCCAGATATTGCTTTTGTGAATGGGTCAACTACTACATCCAAAGCTGAGCCAAATTGTCCTATGACAGCATCATCCCACTTTCCAAGAACTAGACCATTCGTGTGAGTTCCAGTGCTAAGTGTTTTCACATTTTGAGTCACAAACGCATCTATTCCCATGATTTTGTTGTCCATAGAAAATAATGGAGTTGATGCACCATTATTAGTAATGACATCAGCTGGAAGAGCTCTCAATATTGCTTTTCCTTGAGGAGTTAAACAGAAAGCAGTTCTTCCACCATCAGCGTTAGCTTGTTCTAATTTTTTAATTAAATCAAGAATACCAGCTCTGTCCATTGCTCCAGCTGTTGTTGAAGTTCCAGCATTGAAAACTCCTTGAGGAGTAGCTCCAGTTCCATCAGCATTTCCTAAAACAGCACTTTCTAAAACAGAAGCAATTGCATTTTGAATGTCATTTCTAATGATATTCTCAACAGACCCATTTGTTTGTTGTAATAACATTTTTGAAATGTCCATAAAAGCTGAAAGCTTCTTTGGCTGTAAAGTTTCCGAGTTGATTGTTGTATTTGCATCAGTTGCATCAGCCACCTCAGTTCCAAATCCAGCAGTTGTTCCAGATAGAGTTGGGAGTTTCATGTCTCCATTTAATCCATACATCCAAGTTGCTAAACCTCCTAAAACAGTTTTGTTTTGTAGAGTCTCAGCAAAATCACCAACCTCAGTTGGGACCATTCCACTTGCATTTGTCAACGTTTGTGGAGATGTTGCTCTAGTTTCGCCCATTGCAAATAGAGGAATCCCAACGCCAGTGATAGTGTTGTTTCTTCTAGCTTCTTGGTCATACTCTTTCTCCAAGCCAGATAAATCGTTATTCATAAAACCATTTATTGCTTTTTGAATGCTGTATCTTTTATCAGCTTTTGGAGTTGATACTGATGCTCCAGCAAGTTTTGCATTGCTTCTTAATTGAGCCTCAACTTTTTCAGCTCTTTCGATATCAGCATCTAAGTTGTCTATGTTTGATAATACTTTATCAACATTTGAAGTCTCTGACTTTGTTAAATCTCTCTTTTCATTTTTTGCAATATCATGAATTGCTTCAAGTTCATTAACAAGCTCAGACCTTTTTTCTTTTAATTCTAAACTTTTTTTCATTTTATTTTCTTTTTAATATATTTATTTTTAAATCTAATAGTTCTCTTTCTGAATAAGATTTGTTTTTTTCATTGTTCTTAAATTTTTCTAATCCTCTTTTTGCAACTTGCAAAGAATCAGCATCAGGATAAGCTGGAATAGAAACTGGGCTCACATCATAGAGCCTTGCAACTTTTTCAATTGTTCTTATGTCTCTTCCATTCTTTTCTGACCATGAGTCTTTCTCAACACTGAAAGCAAATGATGATTGATTCACATCTCCTCTCTCCATTGAGACTAGCAAGTCTCTTCCATAAGTAGTGTCAGGAACTTCAAATTGATAAACAAGCCCCTCTCTATCAGTTGAGATTTTAGCTGTGCCAGATTTTGTTCTCCCTAAGATAAGATTAGCATCATGATTGAAAAATACTCTAACATCATCTTTTAAAACATTATCAAAAGCACCTGGCTTGATTATCTCTCTAAAACCTCCCAAGTCTTCACTCATTTTGTTAAAAACAGAGGCATGACCAACAACAACTTTTCTATCTCCATCTTTTTTTACTCTTGTTTCTATTTTACAAGTGAAAAATCTTTTCTCATTTTTTTGAGACCTTAATTCTCTTTTGTCTTCATGGTCCATTTTTTTCTCATGATGCATTCTATCATACTCTTCCATCAATATGTCTTTAATCTTCATAATAATGTCTTTGTAATGACTATCTCTCTCCTCTTCCATCATCTCTGAGTCTGATTCTTTTATAAGCTCCATTAATTTTTCTAATAAAACTTTGTAATGAGCATCTCTATCCTCATCATCCATCTCTTTCTCTTCATGATGCATTTTGTCCTCTTCATCATGCATTATTTTTTCCTCTTCATGATAGTCTTTCTCCTCATCTTCATCATGATAAATTCTTTCATGATGCTTTCTATCTAGAATCTCTTTTGCTTCATCATGGTCCTTAAAAGGCATGTAATAAGTAACACCATCAACAGTGTGCTGGTGACACATTGCAGGGTCAGCTCCTAATCTTTCAGCTTCTTTCTTTGCTTCTTCTTCTGTTTCAAATAATGGAAGCTCCATTCCATCTGTTATTAATGAGCCGATTTTTGCTCTTTTTTCTTTTTTCATTTTATTATTTTTTTTCTTTCATTTTTAAAACCACTGGATGCTTTGCTGGAAGCAAATCAGTATCATGTTTCCCACTTCTAAATTTCCCTTTCTTTAAAGCATATAAAAAAGAATTACATCTCGCAAAAGCCCAGCTTGTTTGATTTTGCCCTGGTCGTACTGACTGGGGATTTGTAACAAATGCTCCTTTGCCTCTATCGAAAACTTTTTTCATTTTTGCTAGTGTGATTCTTGGATTCCAAGAAACTTTCAAATCCTTAACATCTTCATTGTGGTCTTTGACTTTATTTTCTAGAGCCTTGACATTTTTTTTGGATATTGCTCTTTCCTCCATTTCTTTGAGTATCTCGTTTCTCTTTCTTTTACTAAATGAATGACCAAAATCTCCTCCCCACAAACTGTGAGCAATCCTAGAATTTGAAGGATAACCATCCTCTCCAGGTCTAAAACCCTCAGTGCTTTTGTAAGTTTCATGTCTTTCAAAATAAGCAAACATCTTTCTCACTCTTTCAATTGTCAACTCATTGTTGATTATCATTCGAGCTGTCCTCAATCCAACTTGGGTTCCTCCTCTTCCAAATTCTTTTCTCCATTCCAATCCCTTTTTTGCCTCTTCAATCATTCCTTTTGTTGGAGTCAAATCAATGTCCTCTAAAGCTCTTTCATCTATCTCCTCAACATCTTCCTCAACATCATCAAAATTGACTAAGCCTTGAACAGTAGTCATGTTAAGTTGCATAAATAGATTGTCTCCCTCTGGTCTCTTGTTAAGATTTTCTTTCTCTCTCACTTCATTGATTGTCATTGCTCCAATGTTTACCATTGTTCGATAGTATTCAGCTCTGTCTTTTGGATTTCCTCTCAATAAAGCATTAGCATTGAATTTGAAAGCTAATTTTTTCTTTTCATTTTGTTTAAATAATTTACAATGAAGCTCCTCCTCCATCATTCTCATATAAGGGAGCAAAGAGTACATTAAAAACTCTTTTGATTGCTCAGTGATGTTGGAATAAGTGCTTCTCGATAAGTCTCTTAATAAGTGAGGAGGCACCGAAAAGATTCGACATATCTCCTCAATAGAGAATCTCCTAGAAGCTAGAAACTGACTTGCTTCATTTGATAGGCTGATTTGATTAAATTTCAAACCCTCCTCAAGTATCAAAGTTTTATTAGCTTGATTAACATTAGTGTAATTCATCTCAAATGAATTTCTTAATCTTTCAATTGCTTCAACTGACAATTGTCTATCGGTTTGCAAAATTCCAGAGACCTTTGCTCCATTCCTAAAATAAGAATTTCCATACTCTTCCAAAGCTAAACCATAAGAGATTGAATTGGCACATGTGTCAATCGGACTCATTCCAATGATTCCATCTTTGCTTAAAATCTTAAAGTGCAATAAATCCTCAAAGTCATAAACTTCTCGAGTCTTTCTATCTTCAAAAAAATATTTATCATCTAACTCTTTGAGCATCATGTCACTAGCATTCAACATCAAAAGCTTTTCCACTCTAGCATTTTGATTCCTAATGATTGAGACATAAGAATTTCCATAAGAGCAAAGGTCAACCATAACCTTTGAGATGAAATTGTATCTTGTCATATACTCATTAGGCATAACAGAAACAATCTCATGCAAATAATGGTCTCTCCTTTCTAATTTATCTCCATTTGGAAGTCTTTCAACAAGTTGAATTGGAAGTTGAGCCACAGATTCAGAAAGAATCCTTATTGCACTCCATACAGCATTGAAATTCAAAGCAGTGTCCTCGGTTACTGAGATTCCAGACCCATTTCCAGCAAAGTTGATTTGAGTGGGGTCAATATAGCTTCCTCTCAGCTCTTTTTTTTTCAAGCCAAAAATGTTAGAGAATATACTCATTCAATCTAGATTTTTGTCAAAATTAAAATAATAATACTAATCAACATTGGAACTTTGTTTCATTTTTCTATTCATAACTACTCTAAAAGAATCATAAGAGGAATATCTTCTTTTTCCAAAATTCTTTTCATAGATTTTTTCTGTTTTTTCATAAGCTTCTCGATATGTTTTAGTTTTTTTAGAATAATCATAAAACTTATCAGAAAATCCTTTCATGCTCAACAATTTTAATATTTCAAATTTTATTTTCATATTATGATTAATCCTCTATCACTATAAACAGATTGACCTGGTGCCTCATCAGTGAGTAGCTCTCCAATACTCATGACCAAACTAACTATCCCATCGACTTTCTCTGTGGACCTCTTTTTGTCGATTTTGATATTTTCAGCCTCATCCATTTTGATTTGAACATTTGAAATCATCCATCTCATGACTGGATTGTTTAAGTGATTAATTTGTTTTTTTAATACTCTTGTTTCTAGCTCTTTTGTTGGAGCTGACATACTAGCCCAACCTTGACCAAATGGACTCATGTTCATTCCATCATTAACCAAAGTCACAATAGTGGAACTTGAGTTCCATCTATCAAAGCCAATTGTCTTAATATCATAAATTTCTCTGAGCTCATTTATTTTTTTTATGATAAATGAATAGTCTTGAACATCCCCATCAGTTGCATGAATAAAACCATCTTGACTCCATTGATTATAGTTCAATTTATCTTTCATCGTTCTATTGTAAATTGATTCATAAGGACACCAAAAAAAAGAGAGAACGACATCTTTCTTATCTTCCATTGGAAAATATAAAACCAAAGAACTCAAATCTCTCACTGATGCCAAATCCAAACCCCCATAACAGCTCAAGCCTTTCAATGATTCAATATCAATTGGCTCATAGCATTCCATCCATTGCTTATCACTCAACCACTTGGTCTCATTAGTGACCCATTGAGATAGATGAAGCCTCCGAAAACTATTCTCATAAGATGGGAGGTCAATTGCTTTTTGAGATTCTTTTTTTAAATATTCTTTTTTGACACTGACTCCATAATTGGGATTTGCTTTCATCCATGTCTTTTCGCAAGTGATATCATCATCCTCATCAGCTGAGAAAATCACTGGCAAAAATGAATCATCTTTGATTATACCATCTCGGACTTTTGTTGCATAGTCATGCAATTGCCAACAAATATTGTTATCAGTTTTTGAGCTTCCAGCTGTGGTCATTGCAATCATAATGGGTTGAGACCTTGAAGCTGTACTGGTGGACATAACATTCCAAAGCTCATCAGTGGGTTGAGTGTGGACCTCATCGAAAACACAAACATGACAATTGTGACCATGTTGCAATTTAGAATCTGAGCTCAATACTTTGTAAGTGTTTCCCTTTGCTGGAAATATTATTGAGTTTCTAAAAAGTTTACTTCTTTGAAACAACTCTGGAGATTGTTCAATCATGCTTTTTGCTAAATTAAAAATGATTGATGCTTGAGCTCTATCTCCAGCAACACTAAAAATCTCAGCTCCATATTCCTTGTCACAAAAAAGAGCATAGAGAGCCAGACTTGCTCCAAGTGTCGATTTTCCATTCTTCCGAGCTATCTCAACATAAATTGTTCGATATTTTCTTAAGTGAGTTTTTTTATTTTTCCAACCAAAAATTGGCTTGACAATTCTTTCTTTTTGCCACTCTTCCAAAAGCAAAAGCTCTCCAGCTTTGTCTCCTTTGGAGTGTCTTAGCATGGTCTCAATAAAAGCAACAGCTCTATCGGCTTCTTTATTATCAAAATAATATTTAGTCAAAGAAGTTGTATTCATTATTCTGTTGAATTAAAGTAGGTTGATTGATGTTAGTTCTATTTGATGGAGTGATTCCAAAAAGTGTTGCAATTTTCAAAGCTCGATTCAATGCATCGTTTGAGATTTTTACATGAGGAACTGATTGAGTGTATTTAATAGACCCATCTGGATTCCTAAAAACTTGAATTCTCCCTTTCTCTTGAAGCAATTTTTCTGTTTCTATGTGCAAAGCAATTGAATGACAATAGGATTCTATTAATCTCAAATCTATTGCATGGAGCATCTTTTTATGAAAGAGCTCTTGACATAATTTGTTCCATTCATTTTTTGCAATATCAGAAAGCCACTCTGGAGGATTTGGAATTTCATCGACCAAAGAAACTTGCATTTCATTTTCGTTAACTCTAGATTTTTTCAATGTACCTTGAAGCTCTTTCACTTTTGTTGGAATTTTTTTTCTCCCTCTAGTCATTTTCTAATTTTTTGTCCACATGATTCACAAATATTTAAAGGCTTTTCATCAATCTCTTCAATATCATTATTGGTCCAAACATTAAGACCCCAATCATCAAGAGATTGAGCATCCCAATCATTGCCCAAAGAATCATAATCCCAATCTCCATGACTCACATTATCTTTGATAACAAATTGATTGATTTGTGATTCATTAAAATCATCAACAATAATGACTGGAACTTTTTTGAAGTTTAAAACTTTACAAGCTTGAAATCTCATATTCCCTCCAAGAATTTTCAAATCATTATCAGCAACAATTGGTCTAATGTTTAGCATCTCAGGAAACTCTTTAATGGATTGACAAAGCTTTTCAAATCTATCATTTTTGATTGTCCTTGGATTGTCTTCATTAGGTTTGAGTTTGTCAATGTTTATGCTTATGATGTCTCTTTTTTTTGCCAAGGAAAAATGATTTTTTGATTTTTAAATTCAAGTTCTTTATTATATAAGAAACAATATTCTTTAGAGGGAAACCTTTCATGATACTCTTCAAATGTTTTGCCAGTATTGTAAACTCCATCAATTAAAATATCAGCCTCTTCAATTGAGTCAACAGCTTTGCCAGTCATACCAGCTAAAACTTGACCAACTTCACTCATTCCAAAAAAGTGCATATCTTCATAAATCAAATTCTGTTTCATGCATTCAATTTTGGCATAAATTTCCTCCCATGATATTTTATGATTTTTTTTAATTACTGTCATTAGTTAATATTTCGATAATTACAAATAACATTGATAAAATAAAAACAAAACCCAATATTCCTAGAACTAAATCCATCTTTAAATCTTTAAATTAGCCCCCCCTTGCTCAATTTTGGACTCAAAAGAGATTGTG